CCACTCAGTGGCTGCTGTGAAGTAGTCCTGTACAGTACCAGTTGCCTTACCTGCGATGATGTCAGACTTAGTAGCAGCGCTGATGTCACCGCCAGAAGTACGGATGCTGTTGTAGTCGTGGGGACGCTTGAAATCTACAGTAGAACCTGAAGACGGATTAAATTTGCCAGAGAGCAGCTGAGTATCAACTGTCTTTGTCAGTACACGAGAAGCTTCAAAAGCCTCTAGGAAGACGCGTGCGACCTTCCTAGTGACGTTGCTATTAAGATTGTTGGCCATGATTGGATCACCTCTTTATTCATAAGTTGCTCCTTTCACTCCGCCGACTTTAGGTCTTACACCTGCGCCTCTCGGCGTATCAACGGGATCTGGAGCGGCATTAACACTAGGTTTAAGTTTTCTTGCTTTTGGCATAATGGTCTGATCAAGATACAGCAACGCCTTGTTAATAGGCATAGATGACATCTTGTCCAGCTCTAGAAGATTTTCTCCTAAGTACAGCGTTCCAAGACTTCCATCATCCAAATCAATTAGATGCTCGGCAAGCATGGGATTAATCCCAAACTGCCCAATCTTGTTGGCCGCGCTTTGGAGCTGTTCACTCTTTACACCAAGCTTCTTAGCTCTTTCGGCATAACTAGCTATCTTCTCATTCTGCGCTCTTAGCGCTTCAGCTTGCTGTTGACGTTGCATTTCAAGCTTTTGTGCTTGTATTGACTGCTGTCTTGCGTCGTACTCAGCTCGCTTAGCAATTGCCGCATCGCGTAACCTCAGCTGCTCTTGGATCTCTCGATCCGACATAGCATAGAAGTCAGGCACATTTGGCACTTCGGGCGGAGCTTCTTTTGGTAACGCAGCTTCCAGCTGTTCAAGACGGCGCTTATACTCTTCAGCTTTTCGCTCGGCCTCTTTTATCTTGCCGACCTTCTCGCTGATTGCCTTCTCAAATGCTTTCTGCTGTACCGCATTAAACACCGGCCTAGTGGATTCTTCGTGGTCTTCACCACTATCCGTTGATGACTCGGAATCCTCTACAGGATCTTCAGTTTCTACGTCTTCAAACTCAATATCTTCGATCTGAGTCTCATCGACCATATCTTCTGGTTCCATCGTTACACCTATTGTAATGCCGTCAAATAAATGGTGACGTTCCATCCCGTCGAGAAAGCGCGACGTTCGCTGCTGCTAATATATCATATTTTAGCAAATATCAACAATTTTCTTACTGTGCTCTACGGCGCTCTATATCGCGCAACATATCCTCAGTAATCACTCCGCCGCGTAGACCACGGCGCATTGTGTAGTATTCTTTTGCCAGAGTTTCAGGATCAGCTGCCAGTAACTCATCCACGCTACCGAATCCGCGTCCTCGGACAAAGTCAGGCAACAGCTCCATAGCGTTAATATCAGTCTCTCTTAACGTGCCTACTGGCCGTCCGGCCAAACCTTGGCTGTATGTTCTGTGGCCAGACTGCTCAAACCTTCCCATATAAGGATCAGCTGCTCCTACGTTCTGCAACGTATAGTCTGGAGCGTTATACTGCATACGGTCAGTGACCGCTAAACGAGCCTGCCCAATACCTATCCCGCCTTCATTTCGGAAATCTCGATCCATGACCTGCAGGATCTGCTTGCGCGGATCTCCTTTCATCATTGCTATTTGGTCTAGGCTTTCTGGATTGTCTACACCTTTCCACGCAGGATAGATATCCTTTAACGCCTTATCGACCTTAGCCTTTGATTTCTTTGTCATATTGTTGCGAGCGTGAGTCAGCATGGTCTCAGCCGTCATTGTGGCAAAGTCTCCACCAGTAGGAGCCATGCGGTAAGGAAGCATAATGATCTCATCAGCCAAAGGCTGTCCGCCCAATCCCATGAAGCTGTTCAGATACATGGAAGTAGCACCTTTATCTTGAGCCCACACCTGACCTTCACGGCCTAGCGGGTTCGCAAACATATAGTCCTGACCGCCTTGCAGATCCACTGGGATATCATAATCCACGCCTTCAACGCCCAGCAGCCTAGACCCAGCCTTGGTTCTGTCAGCCATGGTGAGAGCAAACGGTTTTCCTTCAAGGTCATAGATACTTACTTCTGGACGTATAATTGGCGAGCCTTCATAGCGCAGCTCTGTGTCTAAAATGCGCTGTTGCTCTTTTGCGCGGTTATCAAATCTTGGATCAAAGCCTTCTTCGCCTATCCTAAATACTTCGCGTACCGCTGATCCTCCGGCAACAGTAGATCCTTGACGGCCTCCTCCTGAATACAGGACGTTGGCGCTATCAGACATGGCGGGATCAAAACGAGCGCTAGTGGAGCGTACATTCTTAGGATCGAAGACCATAACCTCGCCTAAGTAATCTACGCCGTCATAGCCTTGATCTTTAAGGATGCGTTGAATTTCATCCTGCAGCGTATTCTGAACGCGCAGCTTACCAGCTCTATCTGTTACTTGGCCTCTTCCTAAGCCTAGATTTTCTCTTGCCTGCCTCCATGCAGACTCATAAGCCTCTCCGTTGGCCAGGTTGCCTCTGGCATACAAAGGCATAGCATTAGCGCCTTCAACGTAACTAGAGCCTTCGCGAACGTATCTGTCGCCATATGTTGGATCAGGAGACGCATATACACCACGGCCAAACTTATACTGCCGATCACTTTGAGGAACATTAAACTCACGAATATCTGCCGGCGTGTAGTGATACAAAGGCCGATCAGTGTTGAAGTTCATCTCACGAGCTCGCTGCATTCTAGCAGCGTTAGACATATCTAAAGCCTGATTACCTCTGCGAACAACGGCTTGACCCGCTCCTGCGCCACCCATGACTAGAGTTGGATCAAACTCAGTGAGCCGTCCCGTTTCAGGATTGTAGATTGCTCCTCCCGCCGCAGCTGCATCAACTTGCTCAGTTACCATTTGAGGAACAGATTCAGCAATACCTCTGATAGCGCTTGTAGCTTTACCTATAGCTTGAGCTTGCTCGTTAGCATCACCAAAGAAAACGTCTCTTAGAAATGATCCTGTGGACTTTGCGGCACGAACAACAGGCGTGTATGAAAAATCAAACTCTGACTCACCATACCTAGCAGGAACGGTTTCAACTAAAACTCGGCCTCGGTCATCGTATCCAACAATCTGGTTGGTCTCAGGAGAAATAATCCGACGGCGCTCAGGAATGAAGGCGCCCATAATGGTGTCACCTCCATACTTGTAGTCTATGCCTTGTCTGGCAAGTTCTTCCTGAGCTAGTTCTTGATCGGTCTTAGCCACCGTTGGCAATCCTCATGAGATCCATCGGAGACATCATGCGCATTTGTGCTTTGCGCCGCTCCTCATCCATGATCTCTGTCATCTTCTGCTGATTGTTGAGCTGCTCACCCATTGCCTGAGCTGCCGTCTTATCTATTGTAGCATTAGCCTGCTGAGCCTTGATCTGAGTCTCCATACGCTTGGTTTCGGCGTTGAAGGCGTCAATCTGATTGTCAGCCTGATCGCCGGCCAGCTGAGTCTGGAGCTTCTGAGCCTCTAACTGCAGCTTCAGCTGCTCATTCTGCAGCTTGGCTTGCTCTATCTGGGCTCGCATCATCTCAGCCTGAGCTTTGATCTGTTCGGCCTGAGCTAGAACCATAGCAGGATCCGGCTGTTGTTGGCCTTGAGCTACTTGCTGCTGCATTGCCATCTGCTCTTCCTCAGTCAGTTGGTTCTGAGGAATTATGCCGGCTGCGACCATCTGCGCCCGCTTGCGGTCAGAGATCTGCTGAGCAGAAGCAGTCGCCACGTTATCCAGTAAAACATCACCGGCAATCTGAAGAATGCTTGGATCAACCTTAGCGATCTCAATGATTGTCTCAATGGTTTCTTGCTGACGGTTTTTGAAGCTTGCGCCGGCTTTAACAGTTACGTCATACACGCCAACAGATAGATCGTTGATTGTCACCACATCGCCTGTCTGCTGATCTATGACCTTCTGGTTGATGTCAGCCACATCGTAGGTCTGATCCTCTTTCAAGATCCTGACAGTGCGAGCTGAGTCATAAATGCGCGGGATAGCATTCACCAGTATGCGCCCAGTTGCTCGTATACCGTACTCAAGCGCCTTGAAGTATTTGATTGTAGAGTTGTCGCCTTTGTTCTGTAGGCTCTGAATCGCAATGCCTGACTGCATATTCGGATTGTCACCCATGTTTGCAGCAAACATACCAGACGCGTAGGTAATCATGCCTCTCATCGCTTCAGAGATAGTCCTGAGCCCGATATTGACTTGAGCACCGCCTTGCTGCTGAGGAACCTGTGGAGACTCAGGATCGACGTTGTAGAACTGTACCGGATCGCTGTTCACGTTCAGCGTGGCCAGTTGCTCTTCATGTCCGGCAGCCTGTGTCATTGTCATCCAATACTTAGCTCGCGGAGCCAGTGCTGACTCTTCGATCTCGCGAGACACAGCGTAGTTTAGGACTCTCTGAGAATCTATTAGCTTCTCAACTACACCCCAGAAGATCGTCTTGTTCTCAAAGACCTTATAGTTCGCGTATATAGGAATAACAGGAATCATCCCAAAGACTGTCTCTTTCTTTTCCTCTAGCCAATCTTGAGCGTCAAAAAAGCGTGAGCACACTTCCTTCTTGACGCGCTTACGGCGACGGACTTCTGTCACTCCGATAGCCTCTAGCTCGTCCTTAACCTTATCCAGTTCTTCGCCGGCCTCATGAACCTGACCGTTAGACATCAGGACAAGCTCGCGCTCCTCTTCCTTGCAATACAGGAGCTCTCCAATAACAACGCACTCAGCCTTATCGTAATAGGCTTCGCCGTCTCGGCCTTCATCAACTGACTGAGCTGAGCCTTCCGGCCAACGTCGCTCATACTCGTCCTTGCCAATAGCGTGAAGCACAAAGCAGTAGCGAGAGTCAGACTTGTCCTGCTTCTCAGCCGCAGGATCAAACCAGACGCGATCCAGTGGATTGCCGATCTTTTCAATAAACAGATCCTGATCAAACGAATCTGCATTGACATATTTGTGGCTTACTCGCCAAGCATCAAAGCCAGTGGTCACCATGCCGCGAGCTGCGTGGCTATAGACCTCTTTAGCGTCAGACATAGATTCAATGTTGCGGATGATGCCGTCGTAAGTGTTGGCGATGTCCTTGGTGCTGTTACCGCCGGCAGGAGAGACCTTAACGTCAAAGGCAGCCTGCTCAATCTCGGAGCAGATCTGATCGATGATTGGATTGACCATGTCAAACGTGTAGCGAGGCTTGTCTACGTTGGTATTGTACCAATACGCCTCCCACTGACCGTCACGTTTATCCACGAACAACTGTGCTTCACGAGCGTTATCCCGAAGATCAGAGTCAGCATCCTGTGAAGCTTTTAGTAGACCTACAACATACTCATGATCCTCGTACTTGTCAGAGTCATATGCCTCCTCGTCGTAGGAGTATTCTTTCTCTTCTGACTCTACGCCTTCGTCCATCTCGTATTCTTCAGCCATGGTTCTTCCATCCCGCAAAGTTTATCTTTATCGTCTGATTAGTGACGGCCTTTGGTGAGTATCCCATTGCCATCATCAGGCTATCACCCATGTTTGGAGACGGCAGTTGGTAAGGCTTCTTGGCCATCTCAGTCTTGCTTAATATCTGTATTCTACCAGAATTATTACGTTTCAAAGGTATTCTGCACACCTCTGAGCGCAACTGATCTATGTTCTGTATCTGCGACGACAAGCTGATCTGCAGCTCTGGATCAACGTACTCGCCTTTGGTCACAGCTCTGTAAGTCGCCTCAAACCTGTCTCGCAGCTTCCACCAATACTGAGCCCGCTTGTTCAGGAACGTATCCTTATTCTTCGTGTTGCGTTCTATACCGCCAGTTGTGTACGGCAGGTCAGGATCTTCTACGCCTTGCGAGCCTTTGAACATAACGTATTTGATGCCGTTCTTGCCTTCTAGCGCTTGGTCTACTTGGCGCTTCAGAGACACACCTAGACCATCAGCGTCAAACACAAACCAGTCAGCTCTGTCCTGCAGGCACTTGTCTAGCGCCCAGTCCATGCCT